GACGAACCCCGTCCCGGAGACAGACGGCAGCTCCCTCGCCATGAGGCGCGGGCTGGCGCTGGAGGACTTCATCGCGGACGAGTTCACCCGGGCGAAGCCGGGGCTCGTCACCTACCGGCCGAAGCCGGTCGTGCGCACCGACTGGGGATTCCCGGCGGGCGCGTCGGTGGACCGCATGGTGGCGACCACGGAGCACCCGCGTACGCCGGTCGCCATCCTGGAGGCCAAGACCGCGTTCAAGTACGGCTGGCGGGACTGGAACGAGGAGACGGGCGACCTGCCTCCCGCGTACTACGTCCAGCAGCAGTGGTATCTGGCCGTCACCGAGCTGCCGCTGTCCTACGGGGCCGCAGACATAGGCGACCCCGGGGCGCTCCGCATCATCCCAACCCGGCCGGACCGGCGCATCCAGCGCCGCTGCATCGAGGCGGCGCGGGAGTTCTGGGAGCGGCACGTTCTGACCGGTCAGCCGCCGCAGCCGAACGGCTCGGACGGAGACGCGGCGGTCCTGCGCGACCTCTACCGGGACCCGCTCCCGGACCCGGCCGTACCACTGGACGACCCCGAGGCGGCGGAGTTGCTGCGGACCTACCTGGAGGCCAAGGGCGCGGCGGACTCCGCCAAGCGCGAGGCCGAGGCGGCGAAGCAGCAGCTCTGCGCCCTCATGGGCGAGCACGAGAAGGCGCTCGTGGACGGCTACCTGCTGACCTGGAAGACGCAGCGCCGCACCACGCTGGACACGAAAGCACTCCGGGACGCGCACCCGGCCATCGCGGGCGAGTTCTCCCGCACGACGGAAACGCGCGTCTTCGGTACTCCCAAGGAGACCAAATGACTGACTCGCAGGCCGTCGCTACGCGCGACGCACAGGCTCCGGCAAGGAACGGCACGCCGCAGAGCGTGCTGGAGGTGTTCAGCTCCGAGTCCTTCAAGCGGCAGGTGGCGGCGGCGCTCCCGGCGCACATCTCCGCCGACTCCATGATGCGCATCGCGCTGACGGAGGTCCGGATGAACCCCGACCTTCAGAAGTGCACCGTGCCGTCGTTCATGGGCGCTTTGCTCAAGGCGGCGCAGGCCGGACTCCGCCCGGGGATGTTCGGGGAAGGCTTCCTCATCCCTCGCTACTCCAAGAAGACGCGCAGCATGGAGGCGCAGTTTCAGCCCGGCTATATGGGGCTGGCGCAGCTCGCGTACCGCTCCGGGGAAGTCTCGGACATCGTGGCCGAGGCGGTCTACCGAGGCGACCACTTCACCTACCAGCTCGGCTCGGACCCGCGCATCGAGCACGTCCCCGACATGGAGGGCGAGCGCCGAGACGAGGACGTAATGGCCTTCTACGCCGTGGTGCGGTTGCGTAACGGCGGCAAGCTGATGAAGGTCATGCGCCGTCCCGACGTGGACGCCATCCGGGACCGCTTCGCGCCGACGAACAAGGGCGGCGCGGTCGTGGGGCCGTGGGTGAGTGACTACGCCGCGATGGGAGCCAAGACGGTCCTCATCCAAGCTCTGAAGCTGGCCCCGAAGGAGTCCGAGCGGCTGGCGGCGGCGCTACAGGCCGACAGCGATGCCCTGTTCAACGACCGCGTGGCGGCAGGCGTGGCGGAGACGCCGCGTGAGCCGTCCGACCTTGCCGACCGCGTGGCCGACCGCATCGGCGCGGACTCTACGCCGGACCCGGACGTGGACCCGGAGACGGGCGAGGTGGTCGACGGCTCCCTGGACGACGACGAAATCCCCTTTGGGGAGTCGTGACTCATGGCCTCCCCGCAGATAGAAGCGAAGCGGGCCGCGTGGCGCGAGGGTTTCGACCCTCGCGCCCCGTTGGCCGAACAGTTGGACTGGCCGTTCACCCCGGCGTGGCAGGTCGCTCACGTCATGGGCGTAGCCGAGTCGACCGTCTACGACCACGGCATCCGCTACGACGCAGCCATGCGTCAAGGTGACCGGGCGGCGGCGAGCCGCTACGTCCCGTGCATCGTCTCCGGCCGCACCAAGCGCTTCCCCACCCAGGCGTTCGTGGAGTGGTGGGAGTCGGCCGGAGGCGTGACCCTCCGAGCGCTGACGGACGATGCGGCGGGGTGGTCGGGATGAGCGTCATCATGCGCCCTCGTGAGGATGGGCCGTTCTACGTCTCCAAGGCGAAGCGCGACGGCACCGGCTACCTGCTGGTGCCCTACTACGCCGAGGCGGACGGTGCCCGTGAAGTGACGGCCGACGAGCTGGCCGACTTCGAGGCTGCTACCCGTCTCTGCGGAGGGTTAGTGGTCGGGAGGGAAAGCCCATGACGGAAGTACTCACGCGAGCTGGATTCGACACCGCCACCATCAACGGCAACGCGAGCGGCGTGTGGACGGGCGAGGAGGGTACCGCCGTGGAAGTCCTGGACCGCTCGCCTAACGGCATGGCATCGCTCGTGCGGATGCCGAAGGAACCCCAGCGGCTAAGGGAGTACGCGGGTCGCAAGTGCTGGCTGCCGACGCGCTGGCTGGACAAGGGTGAGACCTGATGGCCCGTCTCCGCAACCGCATCCGCAAGGCCGACTACTTCAGCGACGGCGAGCTGCTGCGCTGGCCGCGCGACAAGCGCACGACCTACAGCGGACTCTGGGCGCTGGCGGAAGACTCCGGGTGCCTGGAGGATGACCCGCTGACGTGGAAGGTGCTGCTCTGGCCGTCCCCGCTGGACGCGGATATCAGCGTGGAGGTACTGGCGCAGTGGCGGGACGAGCTGGTCGCGGACGGCAAGCTCATCCCCTACGAGGCGGAGGGCAAGCGCTGCCTCTACATCAGCTCGTTCCACAAGCACGAGCTACCGCGTAACCCACAACAGCCAGACCTGCCGCTACCGCCGTGGCTCATCTGCGAACGTCCCGAAGGCGTCTCGACGGACGGAAAGCGCTGGCGACGGTGCTCCTACAGAGTAGTCGAGGATGCCGTACCGACAGGTAAGGAAGTCCGTACAGATTCTGTACAGACACCGTACAGACACCGTACAGACACCGTACTCGGTCCCCGGTCCGGTCCGGTCCGGTCCGGTCCGGTCCGGTCCGGTTCTTTAAGAGCGTTGGCGGAAGCTGAAGCTCCCGCCGGCGAGCGCGATAACGACGAATGTCGTCAAGAACATGCGGCGATTGCCGAATCGGCAAAGCAACCCGACGTGACCGACGACGACTTCACAGAGTGGTGGGCGGAGTACGGCCGTATCGGGAGCAAGGCCGACGCCGAACGGCTGTACCGCTTCTGGAGGGACAAGGGAGCGGAGCGGGCGGACCTGCTGACGGCCGCCCGAATCTACCGCGACCACTGCACCGCGACCGACTGCAAGATGCAGCACGCCCGTACGTTCCTGGCCAAGCCACCCAAGGGCGCTCGTGCCCGCTGGTACGAGTGGGCGGAAGGGGAGCAGCACGGCTCGATGGACGCTCGCGGCGACCGTCGCCTGATGGACGTGATGACGACTGCGGCCGAGGCATTCGGCCTGAACGGAGGGAACGACAATGGCAACGGAGGTCGCAAGGCGCTCGGCGGCGGACCCACGCGAGCTGCTGAAGGCCGTTCAGATGTTGGCGGCGGCATGGCCGCGCGGGAGCTGGGGGCGGGAGAGTGAGGCCGTGTACGTGGCGGCGCTCGCTCAGGCGCGGGTGAGCACCGGGGCGGCGCTCGCTGCCGTTTCCCGCCTCATCCGCGAGGAGACGGACTTGCCGCCGGTCGCGCTGGTGCTGCGGCGCTGCCAAGAAGAGGCCGCGAGCGGAGACCTGTACGACTGGAGCTGCCCGCGCTGCGGCTCCCTGCGCACGGCCGGCACCATCGGAGGTCCGGGTCTGTGCTTCGACTGTGACACCGACTTCACGTTCACGAGGGGAGGGGCAGCCGTATGATGCTCAGCGCGAACCTAGTCACCGTACCTCCGTGTATTGTGGTGACGTGATTATAGAACAAGGTGGTGATGCAAGGTGACGGCGACAATCGTCGTGGGGGATTCACTCTCAGTGCTCAAGACACTGGAGAGCGGCAGTGTGAACTGCTGCGTAACGAGTCCCCCCTATTGACTGGGGCCTGCGCGACTACGGGACGGCGACGTGGGAGGGCGGGGACGCGGGCTGTGACCACCTGCGCCCAGTCCAGAACCGGAACGAGCGACCACTGGGAGCATTCCACGGCGGGAGCGATAACGGCAACGATAGCCGTGAACCTCGATACAAGTCCGTCTGCGCCAAGTGCGGTGCCCGCCGCATCGACTCCCAACTCGGCCTCGAACCCACCCCCGACGAGTACGTCGCGACCATGGTCCGCGTCTTCTCCGAGGTCAGGCGCGTGCTCAGGGACGACGGCACGCTGTGGCTGAATCTGGGGGACTCCTACGCCTCATACCGCGACAGCAAGTGCAGCCCCCAGACCGTCGGTGGTGGGCAACGAAGCATGCCAACGAAGGGCGCTGCAAACCGCGGGTCGGCCTCATTCGTCGGGAGCGGCATCAAATACAAGGACCTTGTGGGCATCCCCTGGCGCGTCGCCTTCGCGTTGCAGGCCGATGGCTGGTACCTGCGCTCGGACATCATCTGGAGCAAGCCGAACCCCATGCCCGAGTCCGTCACGGACCGGCCAACAAAGGCGCACGAGTACGTGTTCCTGCTGAGCAAGCAGGCGCGGTACTGGTATGACGCGGAGGCGGTGGCAGAACTGACCGATGGACGTGAGCGGTTCGGGAACTCGCGCATCCTCACGCACGACGACCGGAGAGATTGCAGCCGGCGGGACATGACCCAGAACTGGTCCCGCAACCGCCGCACCGTCTGGCAAATCGCGACCCAGCCCTATCCCGAGGCCCATTTCGCGACCTATCCCGAGAAGCTGGTCGAGCCGTGCGTCCTCGCGGGCTGTCCCGAGGGCGGCACCGTGCTCGACCCGTTCACCGGCAGCGGCACCACTGGGGCCGTGGCCTGTCGCCTTGGTCGCAACTTCGTCGGCATCGAACTGAACCACGAGTATGCAGCGATGGCCGAGAGGCGGATAGCACCGCATCGGGACCAACTGCAGTTGGCGGTGACCCCATGACCACATTCACGCCGAGCCGATGGGAGAGGAGGGAGTCATGACCCCCGATGAACTGCGCCGCATGGGACTGGAGAACGTAGACGAACTGCGCGAAGCACTGAAGGCGGGAGGCTACGAGGGTCTGTACTGCACCGACGAACGGTGTGGGTGCGGACTCGACTACCTCGTGGACGTGGACGCCGCGCCATGCTGACGCTCCTGCTCGTGTTCCTTATCGGCGTCGCGGCGGGCGGCGCGGCGGGCGTGCTGCTCATGGCGCTGGTCACCATCAACGGCCGCGACGACCGTGACCCGAGGCGTACCCTGTGAAGGGCTACGAGTTGGAGGCGGAGCTGGTGGCCGACTGCCGCCGCGCGGCGGAGGCGATGAGCGTAGTGCTCGAAGTGGCGGGCCAGTACCGGGCCGACAAAGCCGGGCAGGACAGAGGCTTCCCGGACGCGGTGCTGCACGCGGGTGGGCGCTCGCTCCTCGTGGAGTTCAAGAGGCCGAAGGCACGGCACTCCCGCGCCGGTCGCCTCTCGCTCGACCAGATCGCCGCCGCCGAGCGACGCGCCGCCTGCGGGGTGGAGACCTACCTGGTCGACAGCGTCGACGACTTCACCGCGCTGGTCAACTGGGCGCGCACCGGCAGGCCGAGCGGACAGCTGCGCACCA